TAGGCGATGTCCTCGAAGCTACACCCCCCACCCCCAAACAGGTTGATGAAGACCCTTTGCTTGCCAAAGAATGGTCTAGTCTAACCCAACTAAAAAACTATTTAGAAAAAGAAACTCAAGTAGAAATATTAGAGTTTAATGGTTTTGAACTTATTGTGCAGGACAGTGAGTGTAAACACATATACACCCTGGGAGATCGTTTGTACAAAAAGAAAAAGGGCCTACAAAAGTAAGCCCTTTTTACACTTCATTGATACTAGGAGAAAATC